CACTTGGTTTAGGATTACCATTATCAATAACAATTCTATCAGCAGGTTCGCCAATTTCGACTCCTGCTCCATCTAAAGTAGAAACAAGGGCTTTTTTATTTTCCATGAGTTTCTCATAGTCTCCACCTCTTTCCATCATAGTTTCTTTGTCATCCATAGATTCCATTTCTTCCATGTTTTCCATCATATTCTCATCTTCCATAGACTCTTTCATGGATTCTTTTTCATCATCCATCATTTCAGTGTCCATCATTTCGGCCTCTTCTTTTCGTAGCGTATTGACTTGCTCCATTAGAGTGTCAAGTTCCGCCAATGCTTTTTCTAACTTAGTCATTTTATTCACCTGTTTTTCTTGCTTTAAAATATCAAATCTTGCTTCCGGATTTATTCCTTTTTCACAAATTGTTACCTCATGCAATTCAAGTTTGCTTATTTCGTTATAATCACCTAACTCCGGATGACTTTTCTTTACTTTTTGTAATGCCTGTCCTCCTATGCTAAATGACCTTAACGAACCTTTCCTTACGCCTCTTCCTATTTCTTTGGCTTTTTCTATATCATCTCTTAATTTAATTACAACGAAGAATCCAACATCATCCACTTCTGTTTTCCACAATCTCCCCGTTTTATCTCTGTATGATTTTACTACTTCTCCAACTTGAACATTTGAGTGATTTGTCATTACATTTCTAAATTTAGGATTTTGCATATATTTTGTTACTGCTTCTTCTAAAGCCTTTAATGTAATTAAATCGTTTTGTTTATCTACGATTTCTATGCTTGCATATCCTCCAATCATCAAGTCTTGATTACTTTTTAAGATGGTAAAGTCATTGGCTCTATTACTTATCACCGCAGAACTCATACCTCTCATTTCAAGGTTTTAATTCTTTCACTATATAAAGAACACGGTATTTTCGATTTAGTTTGGTAATTTAACAGAACTAAACTTATCCTCGTAAATGTCCCAAATTCCTTCATCTCCTTCTTTATTGGCAGGCTTCTGTTCATATCCAGTCCACGCTAACCACATCTTCTTATCTTTTACCGGAAGATACCGAATATGTAATTTAGTTTCAAATTTATTGCCTTCTAAGAAATATTCATGGTAGCCATTTCTTTGAATACCTAATTTTATTTTACCATAATCAATTGTTTTTTGATTCTGCACATTTTCCGAAACTTCCGCAGGGTATTTTCCTGCCGCCCCAAATAAGTCAAATAACTCTTTTTCATCATCTATTTGTATAGTCCAATGTAGATTTTTATCTTCTAGTCTAATAGAGAACTGTATATTTTCATCTTCTCTAAGTGATATCTTAAATTCACCTTCTCTATATTTTTCAGGAGTTTCATATTTTTTAACTTCGTATGTGGCTAATTTGAACTCAGGGTCTGCCCTTACTGTATTACCTACTCCTTCTAATATTGGTTCTCGTTGAACAGCCCAGTCTCTAAGCCTACTTTCCTTAGCATCTAATATATCTTCATATAGACCCTTATGTTTGGCAGTTAAAAATTGATGAATTTTTCTAGCGGTTTGTGCGCCTTTTTCTTTTAAGAAATTAAATATAGTAACAGTGAGTTCTCCTTGTTTTGTTTTCATTATTTCTTCTGCCTGTGCTTTCCACATATCTAAATCTGCTAGAGCATTCTTAGACATTAGATTATTTTCTTCGAAACCGTAAAGAGTAAAGCCATCCATATCATATTTTAGTATGGCAGTAGTTTCTCCATGAACATAATCAGTTATCTTAACTCCCTTTTCTAATGCCGAAACATCATAATTCAAAGACTTCTTTGTGTCTTTAGCGAGCATGGCTAAAGTAACTAATTTATCCGGATATTCTACTTCCGGAACTTCAATTACTTTAGCAGAGAATAAAGAGTAGCCGTTAGCGGTTTTCTTAACTTCATCTACTTTTACTCTAATAATATCTCCAACATCAACTGCTATCTTAGTGTTTAATGCCTTACCTACATTTAGATATTTTATTTCATCTATTTCAACAGTATTTGGTATTTCGTCTAATATCGGGCCAACTCCAACAGAATAAGAATGTAATCCACTCTTTGTTTTGGTTTTACTAAGAACCACTACATCTAAATCTACAAACTTTTTCCACTTAATCCATTTTGGATTTTTCTTAGTTCCTAAATAATAAGTCGAGGTAATATCTTTTATTACAACTCCTTCAGCAGTTGGTATTTCCATAATCTCTTTAGCGTATTCATTGACTTCTTTTATTGAGTCTGCGAATCTAGTATCTTTCTTTGAAGGGAATAATAGAACATCGGATGAGTGTTGAGAATAATTATTAAATAAAGTTCTAATTCTACTATCCAACTCTTCTTCTAGTAACATTTGAGAATCATGTCTCATAATATCAAAGACATGGGCTTTTAGTGTGGCTTCAGGATATTTGTTTTTAAACACATGAGCAATTGTATCAGCCCTATGTAGTGCTTCTTTGCCATCAAATAATATAAGTTCTGCATCTAATATACATTCTCCAAAGTGTTTTGCCTTTAGTTCTTTAACTATGTCTTTACATTTATCAGTAATGTCCTTTTCATTATAAGAATAAACTCTTACATTATTGTCTATTTTATGCAACTGTATTCTCATACCATCGTATTTTTCTTGAACAACATACTCTCCACTAAATCCCTTTAGTTCATTCATGTCACTTATTTCAAATATTCTATACATTGGTTTATTTGGAACAATAAAATCACTTTGCGCTTTTTCTGCCTTTTTCATATCAATGTCTAGAAGTTCATCCCAATCCTCTTCATTATGTTGTGAAAAGAATATCAGTTCTAACATATCCATAGCGGCCTTTACTTTAGCCTCTACCTTTTTAGAATCTTTACCATCGCCATAATTTTCTATTATGTATAGTGCAACATCATCCGGTTCTAAGTCCAGTCCCGCTAATCCATCGGTAAGAGTATCTTCTTCCATGTCTTTTACTTCTAGTGTTTCTTTACCAAGAGCATGAGTATTGTCTCTAATCGCATAGTGAACAAACTTAACCATTGATTCGGGATTATCTAGTAGTTCTTCTAAAACTCCCTCTCCAAATCTTTTAGCAAATGGGTCTATGACTACATCTGACTTATATCTAACTAGTTTTATATCCTCATATAGTTCTCTTGCTTGAGGAGAAGTGGGGTCACTAACATCCCTATGTTCTAGTAGTTTTTTCTCTATGAAATTTTTTAACTCTCTACCTGCTACATCTAATTCTTCATATGATTCTCTTATCTGCTCAACTGCTTTTCTCCACTTTTGACCGTATTCTTTTGGGTCACTATTAGCGGATAAAAAAGCAACTCTAGTTATCTCAAATAATTTTACTAACTCTACCGAAGAACGCTTGTCTTTTTCAAAAGAGCCGAGTTTCAATACAACCCCGCCCTTTAGAAATCATATGTATCTCCGGCTTGGCCGTAACCTACATTAGTTCCTTCTGTTTGACTCTTAGGAACATTCTCTTCTTTTGTTGCTTTGGGTCTTTTTATCTTTACTTCCTCGCTCTTATCTTCGGCAGGATTTATATTATTATTTCCTAATTGATGCAACATTTCTTTAACTTCTTTAGCCTTCTCTATTGTCATAGAGATAACTCTTTCTTTCTTCGTAACTCTCTCCGGCATATGACTCATCCCATCCTGTCTACCATTTTATGAATTTCGCTCCATTCCATTCCAGCAACTTCTTCTTGAGAATCAATAACCTTCATGGTTGGTCTTGGACTATCTGCTACAACGAATCCTGATTTCATCAATAGGTTATCATCGTTATAGACCGCTTTTTCTAAACTTTCTATCTTAGCACTAAGGGCTTTTATAATCTCAAGTAGTTCTTCATTAATCGTGTTTTCTTCACTCATCTTTTTCACCTCGTCTCTTAGGATAAATTAAATCTCTAATCTGTCTGTAAAGAAGTTCATACTCTTTACGAAGTTTCGTAGCAGTAGCGACTATATCAATATTCCTTTCATCCATTGACTTGACTTTCTTTGTTAGTTTTTTATCGGCCTTAGTAAATTCTAAGCCATCAATCATTTCTAGCAAATCTCCTAATTTAGTAAAGTCTTGACCAAAAAATTCTGTTGGTTCAGCCGCTTGTAATGTTTTCTTTAGTCTTTTTTTCTGCTTTGCACCTAAAGAATCTAGTATGTCTTGAGACTTCTTTTCTTCTTTAGATATATCAAATTGTTTTCCTTCGTTATAGTAGTCCCATGTCATATCCTCACTCCCTTTTTTCTAGTTTATTTCTAACTATATTTATTTGTTCTTGTAGAGAATCGAATCTAGTATTTACTCTTTCTACTAATTCACCGACAAGTCTAACTTCCTGTGGTGTAGTATCTCCTATTCCTGCTCCTAACTTTCCGTATTTGCTTAGGTCTATAGTAACGCTCTTTTCTGCATTTTCTAGCCATTCTTCTAGCGACTGTTCATTTTCTTTGTTTAGTTGGTTCATTATTCTGTTTATTTCTTTTAGTCCCTGTGCGGCAAGTTTTACCTTGTTTGCTAAAATAACTTGTTCTTTGAATATTTCTTCCTTTCCTGTGTATTCTCCTACTAAAGACTTAGACTCTCTAATAAGTGGTCTGTATTTATCAACTGTTTTTAATTCATTTTCTATTTTAGTCAGCCTTCTTTTTTCTGTTTCTAATTGAGATTCTATCTCTCTTCGAATATCCTCTTTGGCTTCTTCTAATATTTCCGGCTGTGCGGATTTAAGGCTGTCTATCGCTTCTTTTATTTGTTGTTGAGTCAATCTTCTAGGAGTATCTCCTATCTTAACTCTAACATTTTCTTTAGCCTCTTCAACTAAATCTCGTCGTGAGTCTGATTTTTTCAATCTTCTTCTCTTGGCATCTCTTTTGTATCTCTCTAATCTAGCAGTTTCTTTTTTTCTTCTTTCGTCAATATCTGCTGAGGTTCTTGCTTGTTGCTCTTTAGTCTTAGCCTCATCTTCGATTGATTGATTTATATTTTCTAATCTATCTTCAAGTTTCTTCTTTCTTCGATTGTATGCTCCCTTGCTAAAAGCACCTTCTTTTTCATCATCACTATAATAAAGATTTATTCTTTCTATATTTTCATTATATTTTTCTGTTAATTTGTCAAGTTCTGTTTTACCATCTTTATCTTTTTCAGTGTCATCAACATTTTTCTTATTTCGTTCATAAGCGAGTTTAAATTCTTTTAACTCTTTTTCCTTTTTCCTCTCGCCATCAGCCTTAAACTGATTATATGTTAAAGTTAATTCCTGTTCTATTTTTTGTTTTTGTTTATCCAAAGATTGTTCAGTTTCCGGTAGTCCTTCATACGACTTAAATGGTCTGCTTATATCATCCGGAATATCAGCCAATCTTTCAGTTACATATTCAGCAACCTTTCTTTGGACGGTAGAGTATGCTAATGTTAATGCTTTTAATCTTCTATCAATTAGTATTTCCAAATCTTCATCTTTGAGTGTTTCCAAATCATCAATTTGTTTACTTAAGATTTCTCTTGCTTCTTGTAATTCAGTAAAACGAAATAGGCTTCTATTTATTGACTTAAGCATATCTTGTAGGACTTCCTTTTGCCTAACTATTCCTGTAGTTGGGTCGCCTATGATAACAGAACTAATTAATCGGTTGAGTTGTTGTTTAGTTCTAGGTTTGTCTATTAAAGAAGGAGGAACTTGGCCATTGAATCTTCTCATGTAAAGACCTTGTAAAAAATCCAAAAGGTCAGTATCTGCACCGAGTTCAGTATATTCTCTTTGTAGTTTTTTAACATCTACTAATTCTTCACCTATCCTAAATTTACCACCTGTGATAAATTCTTCATATGGTTGTTCTTGTAAAAGATTTCTTCTTCTTTGTAAAGACACCATAGTATCAAGTATTATGTTTATATCACTTTTACTTATATTCTTAAATGTGTTTCTAGATATGGAGTTATACATTCCATCTTCTACACTCCCGCTTTCTTTTATCGTTTTTATGTCTTGGAGATAATTATTTAGAACTCGAATAAATCTAGCGGGTTTTCTTCTCCTCTTCTTAGCCATATCAGTTTCTAGTTCCTCAGCCGCTTCCTCTATCTCGGTCTGCTTACTTCTATCTTGTAGAGGGTCAAGCCCTTCACTAAAATCCTCATCTATCTTTTTATCTTCTTCTAAGTCCCTTTCTATTTCATCGGGTATAAAATCTTTATCTTCTTCTTTATCTTCCTCATCTTCTTGTTTGAAAAATAAAGTCATCTAATCACCTTAGAATGGAATATTTTCTTTCTTTCCTCTTTGTTTAGGAGGTAGGGTAATAACATCAGGAATATCTGTGCTACTAGGTCTTGGTTTTGGTGTAGTATCTCTTGGAAGCCCTACACTAAAATCTCTATTCTTAGTAGTTTTTCTACTTTCGTTATTATTAGCGGCTTTTATTTGCGCCAACTCCTTTCTCAATCTTATTTCTTTTTGTCTATTATCTTCGGTCATGGTATTCTCCTCTCGCTTCTTCTATCCACATTTTGATTACCTGCATCTTCGGGTAGTCCCGTTAGTCGCTTATCCGGCCCTACACTCATAGAAGGTTTATTTCTTGTGGTTGCTGGATTTTCTTGTTTCTTTGAACCTTGTAATTGTTGGTCTTGCATTTGTCCCAATTGGCTTACATCAATATTAGTTCCCGCATAAGGGTCTAATTCGACTGTATCTTCACTAGAACCTTTTTGTGGAGGTTCTTCAACAGGTTCAGGCTTTTTGAAAGTAAAGTTTCCATCTTCATCCATTTCAACTTCAAATCCTAAATTCTTAGTAGAGGCCGCAATATTGACTTCAATTTCTCTTTTTCTTAATACTGCTATTTCATCTTCCTCTTCGCTTGGTGGTAGTTTTAAATTCCAATCAGTAATTCCAAATTGCCTAATTAGAAATGGGAATACATAATTGTTGTAGACATTCTGTGCCATTTGAACTGCTCTATTAGTTACAAGTATCTGCATACCTTCATTATTTAATCCACCGCTAGTAGTGTTATCTGCCATAAACACTTTACTAACTCCAAAGAAGGCAGAAATTCTATCTCTTAAATCATCCTTAACAGAAACATATTCCATTTCTTTTAGACTATCCATAAATTTAATCCATTCTACAGAACCCTTACCTTCTGCTTCTATTCCCATAATAGGAATAAAGTGTGGGTCTTGCTCCATCTTTTCTTTTACTGCTTTCCAAAAAGATTGCATAGAATCCATATTTCTAGTTTGAACTGCTAATAATCCTCTAGGCATACGACTCTTAGTATAGGAAGAATTAACATAATTTTCCATAGCAATAAGTGTCATTATATTATTAAATAAAGTAACAATAGGAGACTGACCATATAATCTAGAAGGACTATATTTACTAAAATGTAATACTTCTCCTTTCAAGAAATACTGTTCTTCTCCGGTTGCTCTATTAACATAATGAACTGGGAAAGTATTAGCCCCGCATTCTTCACAAGGAACATGAGCATCAGTAGAAAAGAAAGTTCTATGATTAACACAAGTAAAGGCAGTATTGCCTCTTTCTCCATATTCATCTGTATAGATATACATTGTAGCAGGGTCGCCTCTATATACTTCTTTTATACGGTGCATTCTTATTTTACCATTACCATCTAAAAAGTATTCTTTAACTAATACAATATAGGCATCATCCATAACATTTAGGTCATCTTCTAATTGTTTTAATACATCAATAAATAACTGTTCGGATTTATTTACATAGCCTTCAATAAACTTCTCAGCATATTTTAACTGGTCTACATCG